ACTAATATAGCCCTATTACCCATTCTACTTCTTTCAGTACGTTTGCGAGGTTGCCAACTTTGTAAACTTTCATCAGTAAAACCTTGATTCCTAAAAGATGTTGTAAAATGATTAGCAGCTAATACACCCATTGCATCCACTACTTTTTCAAGTTGAGGTTTAAAAGCCTGTATGTCTTTTAGTATCTTTTTATGTTCTGCAAAAGTTGCCATTAGTTCATTCCTATAAAAAATAATTGACAATAATGTAAACCATCTTTATTTTTGTTTAATAAAATATGTGTAAAAAAATGTATTGAATTAGTTAGTTGTTCGTTTACGTTACCTTTATCTATTAAGTTGTTAATCATGGCTTAGGCATGTTAAAATTGTTAGCAGCCAAATTTTCATCTTGTTTAGCAACTTTAAAGTAAGTATGTTTTTCGCTAAATACTATTTTATCTTTGCCAGCGTTCATCATAAATACATCTGGAACACTTGATGGTTTTACAAATCCTTTTAAAGATGTCTTATCAGTATCATCACTCTGTAAAGCAGTACATCTACAATTCCAACCATTCGGAGGAAAGTAGTTATTCCAAAATTTATCATCAACTGGTCTTTTAATCCTATCTAACATAGCATGTTCAGGTCGAACCCTACCATCACCAACTGTTACATATTCCAACATTGGTAGTAACTCTTTATTGTTCTCAATATCCATCCACATTGATGCAGAGCGGCTTTGACTTATTGCAGCGTTATATTCAGCTCTTAAATAACCTTCTTTGCCATTATATTTTTCAAATATTTCAGTTCCTGTTTTCTTATACTCACTAAATGGCTTAATTCTATCTTTGTCATAAATAGCATCTACCATTTCACGTACTTGATGGTATTGTTTAGCACCACTAAACACATAAACATTATTTCGTAAACTATTTAACATGTTATAGTCTGGACTATTCCAAACAACATCAGTTAAACTCTTACCGAAACCATTATAAACGCCATTAGTTAGTTTTTCAGCTACCTTTTGATATGTAAGTAAGTCTAAAGATTGTGGAGTGATTAAACCACTATAAACACCAACAACAATACGTTCAATTTCATCATCTGAAAATATATTTATTGGAGCTGCATTTTGTATGTCGCAGAATGAACACACTATTTGTAAAGATTATCTAATCTATTTTTAATATTTTCAACCGAACTTTGATCCATTACTTCAATAACTTCGCTACCATATTTTTCATCTAAGTATTCAGCACTAAAAGTAAATTTACCCGTTTTGATTAATTCAATATCTATTTTAGATTGATCTAATAACGACAATTCTTCTTCAGTTTCTACTTTGATTTTAGTATTTGGTGGAAAAATACCTAGTCTTTGCATCATAGGTACTAACTGATAATTTAAAACTCCTTCTATAAAAAATTCATCGTTAAAAGCTACATTCTTTAAAACACGTTCTTGAACTTCGGCACTACCTACAAAAGATTTTTCATCCATTGTTGCAGTTTGTCCTAATATCAATTTACTTATTTCACTATTGCAACGTGCTATCATCATATCAAATACTTGGTAAGCATCTGATTTACCACTATCAACTATTTCAATTAAATCATCTGTATCAAAAACTCCATAGCTTGAAGTCCCTAAGTTTTTAAGGAAACCTTCCATATTTGCTCTAGTTTCTTCATCTCTTACATTTGTTTTACCAATTCTTAATGGCACTCCAAATACTTCGCCATATTCAGCCCAAGCTCCTAAAGCGTTTTTCTTCCAAATAACTAAAGGAGCAGCCTTCATCAATAAACCTAAATCACGTTCACGACCAACACCAATACACCAATTTTTATAAGGATTTTCTAAATAATCAGCACCTTCTAAATCAGCATAACTATTAGTTACAATGTGAAATTCAGGCTTAACGTATTCTCTAGGTATTAATTCAACAGCTTTAAATGTATCTTCAACAAGTGAATCAAATTGGATTAAAGAATATCCATAAAATATACTATCTAATGAATAATCTATAAAGTCACGAAACCATTTTGTTTTGATTAGTTTACATAATTCTTCATCTTCTTCATCATTTACCTTTACTTCAAATTCCTTAGATAGTGTTAAATTCTTTCTTTGATTTATAGCAGCGGTTAAATGTGCATCCAAAACAATATCATTATAGCATCTATAAAGTAAATATCTTTGTGGTGAATAAATAGATTCAGCAGAAGTTAAAGCTGCTCTCCATTGTGATATGTCTTGTCTTGACCTGTATAATTGCGTTGGTACGTTAATACGTTTACGAATATCACTATTAGCCGGTCTATTAACTGAAATATTTTCAGCTTTATTAAATTGAATGTCGTAGCCAAATATCTTCATTAGTATGTATTATTTTGTTTAGCAACCGATGAACCATAACGAATTGACATGCCTTGTTGCGGTAATATTTGAGGTAAATCAGCAGTTACATCACCACTTGCTACTCTTTTTAAAAATGCAATGGCGCCACCGCTTTGAGTTGGTGAATTACCATCGTAACGTTCTTTTCTTAAGTCTGGAACGTTTCTAGGATTAATACGAGAATGCAAATGGTATAAAGTAATATCTAATAAATACATTACTATTTGTTGATTCCTGTTATCTCCTTGTTGCCATTTAGTAGTATTGTCAGGATAAATAGCAGTAACAGTATAAGCAGCTCCCGAAGCCCAAAATTGATTATTTGTAGGTAAAATACCAACACATGAAACGGTACAAGTGTATTGAATATTGTTATAATAAACAATATTTCCAACACTATAAGTAGTTACATTGCTATATTCTGCATTTGGATAAATAGTATAAAATAATGTTTTATCTAAACATATTTGTGTCCATTCAGTAGGTAAAAAAGCATGTGCAGTAGATCCTGCTATTGACTTATAAATGTAACCAGCTTGTAAAACATATTGACCAGTAGTATAAACAGTTGTAGCACTAAAAGCTGGAGCAGTCCATTCAACTAATTGCTTACCGTTATAAGTAGCAGCAATATCAAATAACTTAGTATCAGTAAAGATTTGATTAGTAATATATCTTTGTGTTAAATAGCCTATCATTTCTGATTGAGCTGATTGTTCCACATCCAATTTAGTTTGTTGGTTAGATTCAATTATTTGAGCTAAGTTATCACTTTGAATAACTCGTAAATAGTCTAAATCTCTTAGTAATCGTGCCATATTACAAAATTAGTTACTAATTAATTAAATTGTTACTATTGTTACTATTAATAACAATTTGATTTTCTTTTATTTTGTGAACTTCAGCATTTAACAAAGCCAACTCCATTTTCTGCATATCTAAAACATATTCAACAAAACCAGCTTTTAATGCTTTAATACGAGTTTTACGGTTAATTATAAACGTATCGGAATGTATTAAAGTATTAGTGCTAACATCTTCAATAAAGAAAGTTACTGTATTATGACCATCTATTAACTCTTTGTGTGATTTTACCTTCATTACATTCTATTTTTACCTTGTTGTATTTGACTGCCTATTTTCCTTACATATTGAGTAACATCTCCACGTTGGTACATTTGATATTCCGTTTTAAACGCTTCACAAATTAAGTAATCGGTTAAATCACTAATATGACCATACATTTGGTAACTTATACCACTCTTTGCATCCTTTGCCTTAGCTTTATCCTTAGTTCCATCTGATGCTTCTTTAGTATTTGTAAAGTCCTGAATGGCATCTTTTAATTCTGGATTTATTATAAACTCAATCTCCCCAAAATTACTAAATAATATTGTATTAAAAAAATTACCTCGCATTACTACTGATGGATTTGATTTACCAACTCTCATAATCGGTTTGTAATTCATTAACTCGTTTTGTATCAATTTAAAGAAATTATGTCCCTTTTGCTGCTTAACATCTTCCTTTTGTGAGGTCGCATCTCCATAAATGAATAAACCACTATCATGAGCAGGATAAAGTCGCTTAAACTCATTGCAAACGTCTTTAATCGTGTTTTTAGGATTAACACCTAAGATAGTATTGATTAACCTTACTTGCTTATTAGATATTTGGAATATTCCACATGGTAAATAAGGATTGACATTCTCATCCCAACTAATATGCAATGGTAAAGATGAATCATAATGACATTCTTTGACATGTTTATCTAAACTAAAATATTTGTAAAATTCTGCTCCTGTACGTTCTTGTAAATCCCAATTACCTTCAACAAACACTTCATATTCATAACGTGGCATTGACTTTAAGGATTCTAAATAATCAGCCGGTATAAATGGATTGTCTGTTATTTTAGATGGTATGTAAAGCCAGTTGTTAGGTAGTGTATCGGTTTTCCATTTGTTATAAATTAGTTCCTTTACCCAGTTGTTTGTTGGATTGCAAGTAGCTAAAATTAATGGTTTAGGCTGCTTATCAATTATATTAGATCCAGCACGCTCAATACATTTGTAGAATGTCTTTTGCTGTAATTCGTTTACTTCTTCTAAAAGAAAGCCATTAACCTCTAATCCTTTAAATCGGTTTAATTCCTTATCATCAACATAATTTTCTCCTAAAAATATGATTTGACTATCATTCTGAAATGTAACAGTTTGCATTTCCTGATTGTATTTCTTAACAAACGAAGTAGGGCAAATTTTAGTAAAGGATGGAATGGTATTAAGTTTAAGCGTTTGTAAGGTAGAACGTATAACAGCCCACTTTGATTTTGGGTACATTTTACATAATAGTAATAAAGCACCTAAACCAGCAAAAGTTTTCCCGCCCCTGATACTCCCTCCATACATAATGAAGTTGTAATTATTACTAAATACAGCTTCAAGAAACTCATCTTGTTTAGGGAATGATTCAAATAATATTTGTTTTGACATTAAAGTTTTATTTCAACTCCACCTATTTTAAATACTTGTTCAAGTGATTCATTTTCAGTTACTAAACCTATTAATTGTTTAGGCTTGCCATATCTGTACTCTAACCAGCATTTAATTGCCATTGTGTCGCCTATTTCAACTTTAGCAGCTAATGACTGCCAAACAGTTATTGGAGCCAATGTAGCATCCATTTTTTCAATCATTGCTATCTCATCAGATTTAGGCTTGCGACCTTGACCTTGATTAACTCCCTTTTTTGCTCCGTTATTTTTTCTATTATCCATAATTAAATAAAATCAATTATTTGATTTGCCAAAAATTTTGTGATTCATATTCATCTTGCATTATGCAAATGTATTAAATATTTTTTAAAGTCAACAACTTAAATTCTTCAAGTGATCTGATTAAATGGTACTCATAACCCAAACTCGACACTCGACACTCAAAATCCTTTTGTTCGGTACTTTGCACGCCCTTATCTGTTTTTAATTCAACAAAGCATAGTTTACCATTCGGGAATATAACAACCAGGTCAGACGCTCCCTTTAATAAGCCAGTAGCTTTAAAAGTCATAGCCTCTCGAATATTCCTAGTGCCACCGTTGGGGATGCTGAAAATTAAACCCCTATCATTCATATTTTTTAAGCAATAGTTGTTATTAAACCATTTGTAAATTTCCGCTTGTAATTCGTTTTCGTTCATTATTTATTGAATTTATTATAAATTGTTTATGCCATTGGTTGTTTTTCTTATTATATTCTTTACACCACTTATCAAGTTCAATAATACCAATACTATTACAATATTCATCAGTAATTAGTGATTTGTGTTTATTTTGATAATTAACAATGTGTTCTGCTATTTTATGAAGTACAGCATATTCTTTCCAATTTCTATCCTGTGCTATTTTAAAAAGTCCACGAGTAGGAATATTAATAGGATTGTTTTTTTTAAGTAAATATAATTGTTGTTCTTTTTCCTCTTTTTTTTGTTTTTCAGCTTCATCTACAAAATTATGTCCGCAATTTTCACAAACTACTTTTCTTGTATGTTGAATAAAAGAGCATTGAGGACACTCTTTTGATGGTGCAACTCCTTTACCATCACTAACTGATTTACCAAATTTAAACATAAATTCCCAATCATAAGGACTATCATAAAATCCAAACCTATCAGTATTTTTACCTAAATCAATAATAGTAAAATGTTCTTTATTTTCATAAATTCTGCTACCTCTACCTATCATTTGTAAATATAAAGCAAGTGATTTAGTAGCTCTATTTAAGAATATAGTTTGAACGCTAGGTTCATCAAAACCAGTTGTTAAAACGCCAACATTACAAAGAATAGCATCATCTTCAGTTTTAAATTTATGTAAAATTTCTTTTCTTAATCCACTTGGAGTTTCTCCATCAATAGCATAAACATTAAAGCCAGCTAATCTAAAAGCTGAATAAACAGTATTATTATGATTAACATTTACATTAAAAATTAATGCTTTTTTATCTAATGAATATTTTTGATATGCCTTTAAAACATTTAAAACCATTTGTTCAGATGAATAAAAATCATCTAATTGCTTAGTATCAAAATCGCCACCAGTTGTTTTAAACTTTTGAACACCAACAACATCCGAAGCCACACCATAAGCAATAGCATTTAATAAATATTTATTATCTATTAATGTTGAAATATCAATAGGCATAACCATCTTATCATACAATTGAGATAATGGCGGAGCTGTTATTGGGGTTGCAGTAACACCTAATACTTTTGTATTAACATCTGTAAAAAAAGGAAGTTTTTTAAAGTTACCAATATGGCATTCATCAATAATAACTAATCCAAAATTAGGTAGTTTTTTTATTCTACGATTAACAGTTTCAACCATACCTACATAATAATCAAAATCACTAGGTATTGACTTTACACCATCAGAAATACTAAAACACCTTTCTCCTAATGAATTTTTTGCTTGATTTAATAATTCAGTTCTATGTACTAATATTAATACTTTTTTAACTTCGCTTGTAAAAAATCTCTTTGCTATTTCACAAAATGTAAATGTTTTACCTGCACCAGTTGGCAGTTGTAATAATATGTTTTTTTCTGTGCAATTTTCAATATCTTGAATTGATTGCATTTGATAATCTCTAAGCATAATTAAAAAGGTGTTTCATCAAAATTAATAGGTTCAATATTTGCAGTAATTCCTTTAGATATAGTAAACCAACGCTGTCCATTGCTATTACCCTCTGAATAGTTTAATTTATTATAATCAGAGTATTTTTTAACCCACTTCATAAAAGTTCGATTAGTTACAAATTTCTTTGCATCAGGATATTCTAAATAAAACTCATTCAATATTTCATTTTTACCAATTCTGATATCTAATTTTATGCAACTATCAGTTAAAGCAAACTCATAAAATTCTTGACTTGTTTCATTAATAAATTTACGAAGTTCTAAATTATTTGTTTTTGATTTTATTAATCCGTTTTCTAAATAATATTGCAAACAATTAATCATAAACTTGTCAAACCTTGCCCACTCATCTTTTTTCCAATCATCAAATAACATATTGCCAAATTTATCTAAGGGAGTAAAATTAGCACTAAAATAGTCCGACATTTCAATTTCAAATATTCTACGCTGAAAAGAACCGCCATCTGATTTGATAGTATAATTTGTGCTTATAATAATTTTCGGGCTATCCTGCACTGGTATTTTTATAGCATCTTTACCTTTATATTCAATAGTTATGCCTTCAGTAATTACGCTAAATAGTCTTTCAAAATCAAAGTTTTTCCTAACATCATCAAAAGCTAATATTTGAGCATCTGTATTAACTGTTTGAAAGGGAAAAGTTTTATCAAAATTAAAAGTTTTTCCATCAATAGTTGATGTCTTTTTCATTTTAGAAATAGCATTAATAATAATACCTTTTCCACTACCACCATTTGGAGCATCTGAAATAGTTTCGTCATTAAATATAATTGCCCTGTTATTACTTGAAGTCTTATAAGAGTGTAATAAATAACCAATAACTGATTTCATTGTATTATATTTTTCTTTACTTTGACCACTGGCAAACCAAATAAAACTCCTAAATTGACTATCGTGGTGATCTACATCAATATACTCTCTATTTAATATATTTGATTTCCATACATAATTTTCAAAATCTTCATAATTAATTTTTTCAATATTATTTTTAGTAATTTTTAAAGCTAAATTTGAATAATAAAGCATTGCATAATTGCTAGTATCTTTATCCATCTTTACATCCGCTGTATCAATCATTGATAAATATTTAGATGAAAATAGCGTTAAATTTTCAGCAGCAACATCAAAGGCATCTAATTGATTATTAATAATTAAATTATTTAATATTTCATCTTTTATTTGAAATTCAGTTATAATGTCAATAAAGTTATTTTCTTTTTTTACAAAAATA